TGAACACTGAATATTTCCAGTCATTGAACTGACGCCTGGAAGGTGGCGAAGTAGTCCAATACAAACGCGAAAGCAAACGACCGGGCTTGGGAGTGAAGAGGAAAGAGGCACCAGACCGGAACCAAACGCCCGAGATGAAACTCACTTGGCTGTAGTGATGGAACTTACGACTAACAGGAATGATGCCCAAAGCTGACTCACAGTCACGCAGAGCATCAAGTTCGAAATCGGTATCAATCACAGCTAGCAAGTCATCACCCGCGACGATGATATCGCCCCTCAAACCGCAACGGACCATAGCTTCATACGTCACAAAAGCATTGATCAAACTGTTGCCGAGGGTCGTGTCATTATGGCCGGATTTAGTGGTGCCACGGACTCGGTACTTAAGAACGCCGCTGATGGAGCGCAAAGAGCCGACGACGTCAACACATCGCTCGGCAAACTCGCGCAACCCACTCGAGTGGGCCTCATACACAGCCAACTTCAAGGCTATGTGGGCGGCTGAAATGGTGGAATCCCAGTTCTTGCCATCTCGTTCATGGTACCAAGCCCCGTGCGGCAAGTCGGTGAGAACGTCAGACAACCAGGTGCCTAGCGCGACCGAGTCCATAGCAGACGCAAATGTAACGCGGATCCCATGGCCCAACAGGTAACGTTGGAACAGGGAAGTACACGCTTTCTGCATGGCATAGAACTCACGCGCAAACGACTCCTGGGTCGCGAGGTTGAAATACATTTGAATAAGGCGAGCGCGAGTTGGCACATCATGCCCAGACTCGCGTTTCACCATGGCTTTAACAAGGCCAGGCAAAACATCGTCCTCAATCATGGATCGGGCTATGGCGATGCGTTTCGCAAGAGGCCACTTACCCAACCAAGCATCCCAACACTCAGTCTCAACCGACTGCAACACACGCCTCAATTCACTCTGGAGCCGAGGCATGGCGAGCCAGACGTTCTGGAAATCTAGACGCATGGGTGGTTGGATAGCCAAGTGGCGGGAGCAGAGAGCGCCATGCGCATTGCAGGCACACGTCCTACAAGTGTAGGAAGGCCGCACTGCACATGCCACCAAAGTGCCACCCGCTTGACTCGGTTTGTCACAACCAGCCAAAGTCCGTTTCAATATAGCATGGAGTGGGCTAATTTTGGATTCATCCCCAACACCAAGGCACAACGTGTCCGTGGTGTTGGAGGCCAAAAGATAAAACCCATTACTCAACACGCTGAGATCGACGGACCGAGAGTCCAGATGTCCATACGCGTCCAACTCGCCAACGCGGCCCTAGCGAGGATAGGCCAATTGCCGCCCAGAGGCGGACGCACGCAACCACGTGCGGCGGGTACGGTCGTACGGCTGCCAGCCCTCAGGCCACAGCATACTCATAACCCGCACCATGACCAACCATAGCGCGAACACACCCGCACGGCGCTTCGCGGATATCTCGGGTTTCT